CCGCGGAGGTAAGAGGCGATCTGACCGTTGATGTTCATAAGCGTCCAGCTTCTGCCGCCCGTGACGCTATTGAATTTGGAGATCAGTTCAAGGTTGCCGCTATTACTCTCCTTCGTGGCCCAAGCAGAGAGGGTGAAGCCGTGCTTGACGCGCATCGGCCACGAGGTTTGGCGAATGGCCCCAGTGGCCGACACATTGTTATCGCCGATCACGAGCGTGCCGTTGTACCAGGTCAGGCCGTCGTTTTCGGTTTGCGTTGGCACGCCGCACAGCATCAGGCCGTTGTAGGCGTAACCGGTCGGGCTGATGGCGAAGTCGTAAATGCAGGCTGTGTCGGTCTTGTCGTTGGCATTGAGATCATACAGCACGTAGGCGTGGCCATTAGTGCCGGCGGACCCCTGCGCGTACAGGCCGACGCTGACCGGCAGGTTGCTGATCCAACCGACCGTATACGCTCCCGCGGCGCCGAGGTACACGCACGCCAGCCGTTGTTGGGTCGCCGCCGAGTCATACTGCGTCACCACGAATTGGTTCGACGCGATGTGCGCGACGCTCTGAACATTGGTCAGTGTGCTGCCGTTGCCCAGGTCCCATGTTCCGGAGGCGACGCCGTTGCTTGTCCAGGCGTAAAGCATCCCATTTGTCGGCCCGCTGGAGTTCCCGCCGCACCAGAGAATGACGTTCGTGCCCATCGGATTATCAGATGCGCCCCACCAGGCGGCGTCGTTGCCGTGGCCGCAGGTGATCGCGTAGTTCGTGTGCAGAGTGCTGCTGGCGTCGAACACGAGCACCAGCGACTGGTTGTACCAGTAGAACAGCGTCCCGTCGCTGCACAGACCCTGCATGCCTGTGGAGAGCGACCCGTCGTTGCACAGGAGCGTGGACGGATCGGACACGGCGCTGAGGTTGAATCGCGGCTGGCTCGGGATGTCGATGAACGTCGAAGAGCCGTTGAACCGAAAAGCGTAGATGCCGTTGGTGAACGCCAGTATCGCACTGCTGCCATTGCTGACGGCCCCGCGTGCGCCGAGCCATGGTTCGGTCGCGTTGCTTACGCTGAACGAACCGGCCCCGAGCCACCAGCCCTGTGCGCTGTCCCGCCAGTGGTTGAGTTCGCCGCCGTCGACGGCAAGTGCCGGTAGGTCGAGCGTCCCGCTTGACAACAACATGGCAACGACGAACAACGGTCGCAACCGGGACGGTCGCGCTACGAGGATCGTTTTCATTGTTGTATCCACTTGAAGTCGTCGCCCACGCCGACCTGGGCCGTGTTGTTCAGGTTGCTGGTGGTCATGCTCACATTCCAGCGCAGATCAATCCGCTGGCCGGCGCAATTGTTCGTCAGGAATGTGCCCGACGTCGGGAAATTGGTTTGCGTGTCGGTGTTGGCCGCGGCGACCTGGGCGGTGAAGATCACACTCGCGCCGCGCAACGCCGACGAGACCTGCACAACAATGTTGGAGTTCTGTGTCTGGTCGATCTTGAAGTGCATCCCCAGCGCGATGAGGTTGGTCTGGCCCGCCGGCGCCATCAGCTTTGCGTACGCAAACCCGTTCTGCGCGTTGGTCGACGTGCACGTCGCGGTCGAATAGATCCGGTTGGTGACGCCGTCGCTGGTGTCCAGGTTCGGCACCGCGCCCGTGCCGTTCGTGCCGTAGGAGTTTCCGTAGAAGAACCCAATCGAATCATTGGTAGTCGACGGCGCGAAGTTGTGGAAGATGACTGAGTCGTAGTTCGTGAGCGGCGCCGTGGCCGCGATGGTGATCGTGCCGCCGCTGGCTGAGATCGTGCTCGCGACGCTGAGGTTGCCCGCGACCGAGATCGTCACGTTACTGACTAGGCCATTGATCCCCGCGACCGAGTTCGTGCCCGTAACCGACGCGCCCGCCGGGAACGTGATCGTCGCGGTCCCGCCGGAAACCGTAACGCCGCCATTGCCGCTGTTGCCGCCGCTGACGACGCTGGCGATCAGGCCGTTGGTCACGCTCGGTTGCGCCAGACCGTTGGTGACGGCCGGTGTGGCCAGCCCGTTGGTGATGGTCTGAGTCACGTAGCCCTGGCCGGTGACGAAACCCGTAGTTGCCAGGCCGTTGGTGACGGAATTGATGTCCGCAAGCAGGGACGCTTGCGCCACCGCGAGATAGTTGCTAAGGCTGTTGACGAAACTGATCGTGGCCAGGCCGTTAGTCGGCGCGATGGTGTTCGCCAGGTAATTGGAGAGCGCGGCCAGGTTGCCCTGCAGCGCGAATCCTTCCGCGTACAGGCAGTTCGTGTCGACCGCAATCGCATTGGTCCCGCCGCCAATGTTCACCAGCGCCACGCAGTTGGACGCCACCAGCACGGATTGAGTAAGCCCGCCGCCGCCCCCGCCGCCGATGATGCTCAAGATGGCCCGCTTCCCGCCACCCGGCAGATTCGTGATCGTCACCGTCACCTGGCTCGGATCGAACCACAACTGTTCCACGTCGCCCGTGGCGTTGGCCATCACCTTCACGTTGTAATCGATGGCCGCGTTGGCCGATGGTAGGGCGAGCGTCCCGCTTGCCAATAAAACGATTCCAACCAACGACCGCAACCGGGACGGTCGCGCTACGACAGAATTCATTTTCATGGGATCACCAGTTGGCTGTAGATTTTGACGACGACATCGGTGGCGCCATTGGGCGTGACGATCTGGGCCGCGCAGGTCTGGTTGGCGGCAATGACCAGGTTGTCGCCGGTCGCGTTGGTCGCGCTGTAGATCTGGCCGGTCGCGACGGCGAACGTCGGGCTTTGCGCCGCGCCGCCGAACAGCAGTTGCACAACCAGCGAGCCGCCCGCGGGCGCGTCGCCGTTGACGATCACCTCGACCTGCAGGACCTGGCGCTGGATCGGGATGGCGTGCGGATCGCGGATGTTGTTGGCGTGCGCCGAACCGTTGAACCGGCACTCCTGTTCGTGGATGCTCATCACGGCCTGCTTCTGAATCGCCGTGTTGACGACCGCATAGGCCGCCGCCGGTGTCAGGTTCTGCCCGACCAGGTCCTCGACTCCATTGACGTTCGTGCTCATGATTGGTTCACCGTGATGGTTGCGGGGTTAAGACTGCGGAGGCCATTCAGAATTGGGTAAATGTTAAAGGTGACGGCGGCGGCCAGCCCCGACTCCGAGTCGGGGTTGTCGGCCTCGTTGGTGGCGGCGTCGTAAACGTAGCCGCATGACTCGTATCGGTTGACGGTGTTGCCGACCGCGACGATGGATGCCTGGACGGCTATGGGCGAGACCAGGACGATCGACAGGCCGCTGATCGAGGCGATGCGCCCGAAAAATTCCGCGTTGGTTCCGGTGACGACGCTGATCCGGTCGCCGGGCTGCAGGCCGGCGACGCTGGCCACGTCGAACCCCGTGCAGCGGCCGGACGAATCGGCCAGTATGTTGGCGGCAATCGTCGTGGCCACGGCTTCGCGCACTGAGACTGTTGCAGTCCGGACCACGCTGCCGCCGACAACGACGTCGACCTGGCATCGCGTGACCTCAGATGCGACCGCTGGGTCGAACTCGCAGGGGTTGGTTTCCGCGCCCATGCCGAACAGCCGGTTGCAGAGGTCCCAGGCGAGATCGATGTCGGCGCTGTAAGTCGGATTGAACCCCGGGGCGAGTCCGTTGGCGACGGGGTTCTGCGCGGCGCGCGGGCGCAACGCGCGCGAGCTGATGGTGTGTTGGGCGGCGGTGGCGTCGCCGAGTGTGGGCGAGAGACGCGAGCCGAACGGGATGCCCTTGAAGCTGATCGTGGCGCCGGTGATCCAATTGGGCAACGCGCCGACGTTGTAGGGCGGCTGGTAGGCGAACACCCAGATGTCCATGCCCTGCGTGCCGCCGATCGTGTCGGAGAGCGGTCCCCACAGACCCGTGATGCGGAACACATTCGAGCCGATGAATTCGAGGTTCTCCGCGGCGAACAGCATCCCGACGCCGGACGTCGGGACACCGAGCAGCACGAGGAACTTCATCCCAAACCAGTCGTTGTCGTTCACGCTCTGCCAGGTGTCGATGTCCTCGCTGGCGGCGGAGAACTCGATGTACGCGTCGCGGTCCATCGTGAATCGCGGGGCGACGTACGCGCCGATCGTGCCGCCGGCGCAGAACACGGCATCCGTATCGACTTCGCTATAATCGACGGGCGGCGATTCGCTGGAGCCCCACAAGGTGAACCCCTGCGCGTCGGGATCGGTGCGCGCGGCGAACACGCAAAACTTCTTGGAGCCGTCGACGGCCCACTCGGTGGGGAACTCGAACGCGTCCTGGACATTGATTTCGTTGTACGGCTCGGACGGCCCGGCGGGAATGCCCTGGCCGCCGCTGCCGGTGGCCGTCGTGGCGATGGGCAGAAACCCGAACACGTCGGGCGCAACATCGAGTTCGATCAGCTCGTCGCCGGGGCCGTGTTCGCGCACCGCGAGCACGACGAGCGGCGAGCCGGGCTGATAGCCGAACGCGCCGGGCAGTGTGCCGATCTGCGGATTATTGACCGCGATGATGTCGCCGAACTGGACCGGGAACGCCGCCCGGCCGCAGACGAGCGTGTCGGGTTTTTTCGGCAGCGTTTCCAGCGCCTTGAGTCGGAGACCGATCAGCCGCGCCGTGGGCAGGTCGGTGACCATTGGTAGGTCGAGTTCGATCTGTTTCTCGTCGTTGCCGGCGCTGCCGGCGCCGGGGAGCGAGGCGATCGTGTCGCGATACAAGCGGCCGGAGTCGCGGTACTTGATGGTGACGTGCTGCGGGATCTCGTACCACGCGCCGGGGCGGACTTTGTAACCGACGATGTCATCGGCTTCAAGCGTGAGCGCGGGCGTGACGGGACCAGATGGCAGGTAGCCCATCAGGCGCGGCCCGATCAGGCCGTTGGAACAGACCAGCGCGCCCTGGACATTTTTGAGTATGTCCTGCACCAGGCCGCGGGCGTCGGCTTTCTCGGAGGTCATGTAATTAAGCCCGGCGTAGCTGCAGGCCTGGGCGATGGCGTTGAACTGCGCGGCATCGACCATCGCCGGATTGAGCGCGAAGCCGGCCGCGGTGGAGGTGAGCAGCTCGTAGAGCATCGAGCCGATGTTGGCGCCGCCATTGCCCGCGGCGGACTGCGAGGTGACGAGCACCGACCAACCGTCCATCGTGTTCGGGCGGAGCGGCGGCGTGGCATTGCTGGCCCAACTGAGCGTGACCATCAGGCCGAGAGAGCCGACCGCGAACGGCGTGCCATTGGTGATCGTGGCCGAGCCAGCGGTGTCAATGCCGCTGGCCGCTTCCCAAGAGACCGCGAGCTGCGAATCGCTCGGGCCAGCCAGTGCGGTCAGCGCGTAGAGCACGTCCTTGTTGCCGGTGAAATGCGACGCATCGGCGGCGATGGTGATGGCCTGCGCTTCGGCGACGGAACTGTCCGGGCTGGGACCGACCTGCGCGTTGAAAGGTGTGCCGGGCACAGACGGCGGAATCCGCGTCACATTGATGGCGATCTGGCAGAGCGTGTCGGCGTTGCCGATGCGGAAACCGAGCGTGCCGTTGCGTGGTCCGTGAAACACCGCGTAGCACATGCCGCGATAGAACGGCGCGTCGGGAATGAACTGGGCGAGGATCGGGTCCTGGTCCTGGTCCTCGGTGCCGAAGAAGAACGCGACCGTGCCGCGGTTGGCCTGGTCGGTGATGATGACGGAGCCTTTGGCCTGGGTCGAGTTGGTCGACGTGGCGGCATCGGCGATCGAGACCGAGCCGGTCCAGATCAATTGGTTATCGTACCAGATGGCGTTGATGCGATCGACCGGGCCGTTGCAGAGGCCGAGCGCAAAGGTGCGGTAATCCTTCTCGCCGGCCGAGACCTGTCCGCCGCCTTTGCCCGACGCGCCCGATGACGACCATTTGTGGTTGGTCCAGGCGACGAGCGTGCCGGACAGATCGCGCGTGCCCCACAGGACCGGCCAGGGCGTGCCGAGCACGTTGCTGGCGATACGGGCCGAGTTGGACATTCGCCGCGAGGCGTTGGCCGGGGCCGATGGCGGGGCGAGAATCGACATTACGCAGCCTCCGTTGTGCCTGGTAGGGCGAGCGTCTCGCTTGCCGTTGTTGAAACGACCGCAACCGGGACGGTCGCGCTATCGGTCTCCGGCTCCATCAGCCTGTAAGCATAGGCGATGCTGGCGAGCCATTGGCCCTGGTTAAAGGGTTCTTCGAGCGCGCCGTTCTGGCTGACGTGGAAGAAATGCATCGGCGCGGGTTTGACCACCAAGCCGCAGTGGACGCCCGACATGCCGTTGGCGAAGAGCAGCACGTCGCCGGGGAGCGCATTGTAGCCGCGAAACTCTTTCGCGGCCCCGCGAATATGATTCGCGGCTACAAACACTAACTCCGCCCGGCCGGTCTCCATGATGCGGGCTCGGAGCAACTGCATCTTGTCGGCGGCCGCTTCCATGCGGCGATACTCCGGGATCAGCAGTCCTTCCGGCAGCGCGCCGATGGCCTTGAACGCGTGGACCCAGAACAGGCAATCGCCGCTGATCCCGCAGCGCATCTCGTTGGGACGCACCCCCGCGTGCGCCCAGCGCGTGCCGCGCCAGGCGTCGAGCGTGGAGCGTAGAGCGTCGATGCGCTCGGGCGTGCAGAAGTATGGAAGCCGCTCGCTCAATCCGTTACCTGCAGCTTGGTGAACATGTGAGAGTTCGTACCGATGGCGTAGGCCCAACCAAAATCGCAGATCATGCGGTTGGTGAGCGCGAATGGGAGCACGCGGCTGCCGATGAGGGAGCAGGGCATCAGATTCGTGCTGGAGGACACCACGAGTGGGAGGACGCCGGTCCCGTTGGTCGAGTAGAACCAGTGGCTCAGGTTGAATGACACGAGGGGAACCACGCTGACGACGCCCGTCGCCCCGGTCGTGTCGAGCCGGGCCCGGGCGAACAGGTACCACAGGTTGCTGTTGTTGCCGTAAGAGTTCGCCGTGTCCTGCAAGACCAGGACGGTCTCGTTGGTTGCAAAGACAGTCTGTGCCGACACACCGGGAGCCGATGTCATCGACGCCAGGCTCATCCGCACCGGGTTCGCCGCCAGCGCCGTCTTCGCCGGGGACGACGGCGGCGACGCGCACGAGGTCGCGAGCACGAGGAGCGCCGCGATGGCCGGGCCGATGGCTATCTTCATGATGTTGTCTCCAGGCTCGGGTGCTCGATGGGGATGTCGGTGCCGCCGAAGTTTTGGAGGTTGCCGAGGGCCTCAGCGGTGCCCGTGTTGGCAACCCAGGCAATGGTGAAGTCGAACGTCGCAGGCGATCCGCCGGGGCATTCGATGATGGCCACATACGCGTTCTTGGCGTTGGGCTGTTGGGTGATCCTGGCGTTGGCGCCGCTGTTGTTGCTGATCGTGAGATGATAACCGGCCTGCGCGGGCGGTCCGATCAGCGGGGGCGTGGCGCTGGCCAGCGTGAACACCGGGTTGGTGATGATCGACGTGCCTTGCGCGATCCATGTCGGGTCCCACGGGGTGCCGGTCCCGGCGCCGAGATAGAAGTCGCCGATCTGGTTGCTGTTGTTGCGGCGGTACAGGGCCCAGACCGATGTAGCGGTGATGTAGACGTAGGCCCCCCTCGGGTTCTGCGGATTGTCCGGATCGGTGCCGCCCTGGGCGAGGAGTTGGAACGATACGCGCAGCGTCCCGGGCGTGAAACTGCCCGGCGCGGCCGGCTGGGCGCCGGCGGGAATGAATTCCGTCATGCACGTGTTCCGCGTCCGATCGCAGCCGCGGTACGCCTGGCAGACGGTCCCGGTGGTCAGCAGCGGCGGGATCATCGCCAGGTACAGATCGCCGTAGGTCACGCCGCCGGAGACGCGCTGGGCGCTGGCGTTGACATCGAGCGTGAAGGTGAAATCGAGGCCGCTGACCGGGTCGGTCGCGGTATAGACGATCATGCCCTGGGCGAACCAGTTGTTCGGCAGCGCACCCCACTCGGCGGCGCTGACGACGATGCCGTTCATCTGCAGGACAGTGCCCGTGGTGAGATTGCTCGGCATGTCGGCATTGCAATCCACCGCCGCGCCCTGGCCGGCGCCGTACACCATCTTCGGGCAATCGACGGAAAACACCGGACGCGGCACCAGCCGGTCGAGCAGCTTGGTGACGTGGTCCCACGAGGTCTTCATCTGCGCTTTTGCGCCCTCGCCGCGCGCGCCGGGCTGGATGGTCAGCTCCAGACCCGCGGAGTTTAATTCGAGCGTGTCGTCGGCATTCAAATATCCCACGAACAACACATCGAATACCGGGATCTGATTCCCATGACCGTCGTCCACGGTCGCGACCGCGTTGCCGTTGCGGTGGACGCGATAGATGGTGATGCCGAACTTCAGCGGCCAGGAGCGGTTGACGTAATCGGCAAACGGCTCGATGGCCGGGTCGACCGTCAGCGTCAGGTCGTGCAGGTCAAGCGACGTGTCCTCCTTGCGGAAGACCTGCGATGGGTCGAATTCGATCGCCGCGGGGATATAGGTGCGCGTGATCGGATTGCCGCCGTTGGACTGCGCCCAGTCCTGGGCGTAATTGGCCGCATCGGTGAAATTTACCGGGCCTTGAAACCCGCTTGAATAGCACCACGAACCCCAGCCAGCCGGCGGCGTGACCTTGCCTGCCGTGGCGCCGGCGTTGTACGAATCCCGCGCAACCCAGATGTGGAACAGCATCCCGACAGTCCTCTGTCGGGAGGTCTCCAGGGCGGTCCACGCTAGAGGTACGGTTCTCACGCGCTGACCAACTCCTGGCCGACGCGCGTGCCCTGCGCCGTGCCGGATGTGAGGACTTCGCTGTATTCGCGTTCCAGCTCGGTGAAGCTGAGCTGTGCGGTGGCCACGACGGGCGCGTCGCAGTCGATCACGATGTCGTCGGTGGCGAACTGCACCAGCGCGAGGAACCCGATCTGGCACGCGCCCGCCGTCAACCCCGCTCCAAGCGGGGTGTCGATCGAGACGCGGTTCGTGCCGCCGGACAGATTGAGAATCCGGCGGCACCAGAAGTTGAAGCCGTCCGTGATGAAGATCGCGGCGCGGCCGGTCTGGAACGCGCTAAAGCGGGCGCTGACTTGGCTGTAGTTGGCGAGCTGCAGCGTGGTGTCGGTTGGGACGACGTTTGCAGAGAGCTTCAGTTCGTCCTTGAGGGAGGGCAGCCAGAAGCGATCGAACCGGCCTTTGCGGTCGTGGAAGAATTGCCACAGCAACGCCCGATTAGCGCGGCCATCCATGCCGACCCGGTGCGAGATGCGCTGTCCGACATGAGTGCGGAGCGTGGCCAGAGCCTGGGCGTTGAGGCCCTGTGCGACGAAGTGCGTGCCTTCGCCGATGGTGATCTTTGGCGACTGGGACCATTCAGCAAGTAGGGGAAGCACAGGCAGGCCGAGGTGCGAAGGATACGAAGGCGAAAGCGGAAACCCGACAGCGGAAAGGAAGGACAGGTCTTCATCGAAGGCCAGCTCGATCTCGGAGGTTTCGGGCGTGAGCAGCGATTCGGCGTAGTCCTCGACCTGGCGGCCGCGCATGAGCGGCAACACTTCATCGCCCGCGCTGAAGCTCGTGGAGAGTGGAGCGGAGAGCGCGATCGTGTTGCCGCTGACGCTTTCAATCTCGAACCCTTCTACCGTCAACGCCACGGGCGAGCCGCTCGGCTGTGCGCTGACCAAGACGCCTTCGCTCCGCCAATCAATGTTCGCCGCATTGGACACTTGTAGGGCGAGCGCCCCACTTGCCGCGTTGGCGGTCAGCGTGATTCCCTCTTCGCTCCAGAGTGGGATGCCGAGGAGCGTGCCTGGCGGATTGGCCTCGCGAAACGCGTCCCACTGACGGCGGAAATCCTGGTCGGGCAGCAGTGTGAATTTGAGTTGACGCTGGCCGTAGTCGCGCTGGCTGGACCGCGTCATCGAGCCCGGCGTCGACTCGATGCGCTGGTTGGTCGCGAACGTCGAGCGGAGCGTGAGGCCATGCAGCCAGTTCGGGCGGAACGGAAGGATGGGAAGGCTGGGGATCATGGCGCGGAAAATCCGAAATCTGAAAGCCGAAATCCGAATGTTTCGAGATTCATGTTTGCCGTTTCGAGTTTCTGCAGTGTCATTGTTCGCCCCGGTGGCCCTGGCTGCGATGGATGAGGCGTGAAGTGGTGACGGTGCGCCTGGCGGAATGATCATCCAGTGCCCGCTGCGCCGCCGTGGTTGCAAAGATGCGCTCGACTTCATCATCGCCGATCACGTTGAAGTTGGTGACCCTGACGCCGCCGACCGTCACATCGCCGCCGCCAACCATTCCGCCTCCGACGAACGCGGGGATGGCCAGGACCGGGCCGCCGATGGCAAAGGCGCGATGGGACATGGCGGCATGAATGGCTTCAACGGGGATGCGCCGGGTGTTGATGGCGTCCATCGCCTGTGTGCCGTAATAGCGATGCGCCGCGGCAGTGTGGACGTATTCTCCGTGACTCAGCCAGGCGGGAATGGAATCGCTGGTTTCGCTGCCCCATCCGTAAATCGGACCGCCTCCGGCGCGCTTCATGGCGGCGAGAATGCCGATGGCGGCGGCGACTGCGGCGATGACCGCAACGACGCCGGTGGCATTGGCCCCGAATGTGGCCGCGCCCTGCATCGCGGCAGCAGGGGCGGCGCTGGCGGTGATCTCGGCGTTGGTGGCGGATTGCTGGGCGGCGGCCTCGCGGCTCTGAGCCAGACCAAGCGCGTGGGCGATCGCCTGTTGGATCATGATCTGGATCACGCCCTCGATGACGGCGGTGGCGAACCCACGGAAGGCCTCGCGGGCGTTGCCGGCGCCTTCGATCCATTCTGTCAACGCGCGAGCCGAAGTCGCGGAAAACTCGCGAAGAGTCGTCGCGGAGAAATGATCGACCTGACGCTGTAGATCGCTCCAATTCTGGAGGAGCCGGGCCATTTGCGAATGGGTCTGGGAAACCTCCGAGGTGCAGGCCCGTTGCGCGGTGGCGGCGGACAACGCCGAAGCGCCGACCTGCCGCGCCGCCTGATCGACTTGGGTCAGGTGACCCGCGAGCGCCTGGGCGTTTTGAGTGCCCTCGGTGGTCACGCGGAGAACGATTTCGGCAATGTTATTGGGCATGGGCGATGGTGAGTGGTTGATGATTAATGGATGACGGGCACGCCCTGACCGAAGAAGTGTGTGAGCATCCGGTTGGCTGTGGATTGCCCGGGCGGCCGTCCTTCGATGGCGTTATGAAGTTCATCGCAGTATTTTTTCCAATCACGGGGCTTGGCCACCCAGGGCAGGCCGGTGTAGAAGGCGGCTTCGACAAGGCCGTGCTGCCAGTTTTTGAATGCGGCTTCGAAGGCATCCTGGAGTTCATAATCAGTCAACTCGTCGACACGGTGGCCGCGGGCGCGGAGGAACTCGGTGGCATCAGCGACAACCACGACTGGAGGTTGTCCAGGACCGCGGCCATGACTTTTTTTTCGATGGGAGAATGGTTGAGCGCGAGGGCGCGTTCGACGATGGCAAACGCGCTTTCCTGGGTAAGGGAATCGAACCAGGATTGATCGGCTCGGCAGGAGCCTCGCCCTCCCGTGTCCTCGGCGCGCTCGACGGAGCGGAATACCAGGAAGGATTTGTCGAAGCCGAGGTCGATCCATTTCATCATGTCGGTGTTTGAAAGCCGTTTGACGATGACGGTCTCGCGGCGGCCGTCTTCGCAGGCGATTTCGAGAGGCTCGCGGAGACGACGCGGCTCGGCAGGAGCTCCGACAGGAGTCGCGAGTCCTTCTCGGACCTCGCCCTCCCGGTTTTGTTTTTGATCGGTCATGATGCTCCTTTTGCTTCGCGCTCGCCGCGTCAGGGGACGCGGCCTACAACATCTCGTGTCACTTGATTTGGCGGAGGTAGCCGAACGGGTAGGTCGGGTCGCCGCTGGGGATGGGAATGATTTTGTAGTCCCATTCCGTGGGTTTGTCCGGGGAGAACGCGGGCTTGCCGGCGGGTTCGAGGCGCGATTTGGCCATGTGGCGGAGCCAGACCTGTTCGGTGGCTCGACCCTCGTTGGGCGGCAGCACCATGTAAAGGTAGAACTCGCCGTACACGAACCCGACGCGCGTTTCGAGTTTGGTTTCGACGGTGGAGATCGACGTGAGATCGAACGTCAGCGCCATCACATCGGAAACGGAAAACAGGCCGCCGCTGAGGGGCTTGACCGCGCCAAGTTCGGTGTCGAGATCGTAGTCGGTGCCGAAGGTGGCGGTGTTGCCGGCCTTTTTCACGACGACGTTGGCGATTTCGAAGCCGGCGATTTTATGCCACATGTCGAGCGCGGCGACGGTGATGTTCTGGGTCGAGCCGGTGGCGGCGGCCTGGCTGAAGGCGGTTTGGCCGGTGCCGAACAGGGCGAGGTCGAGCGCCTGGGGATCAGGCGAGTTGACCTTGATGGTGACGGGCAGTTCGAGCCGTTTGATCGGGCGCGCTTCGGTAATGAGGGTGCCGGTGGCGCGGGCGGTGCGGAAATCGGTCGCCTCCAATTCCTGGTCGAACGAGGAATCGGTGACGTTGCCGAGATCGAGCAACACGCCGGCGTAATTGGGATTGAACAGGGCGACGGCGCCGCCCTGCCAGACGTTGCCCACGGTGAGCCGGTTGCGGATTGCGAGATTTGCCATTGGTGATTCTCCTAGAGTTGCACTCGGGTTCTGAGTTGAACTTCGTAGACGGTCTCGGTGGTGGTCTGGCCGAGTAGTTCCAGACCGACAAAGACGAAGGGTTCGGCCTGCGCGATGGGCGACCAGCCACGCAATTGGCCCGCGGTGGTGGGCGGCGAACCTGCGGGGCCGATGATCAGATTGATCATGTCGTAGGCGCCAATGACGCCGGGGCCGCCGTGGGAAAGTTCCCGGGTGGCGCGCAAGGAACGGGCGCACAGGAACAGCGACCA